ACTGTAATTGCATAACTTGTAATACCATCACCAGACTGTTGACCACCACCTGTTTGTTGTCCTTGGTCTTCTGCTGATTGTTCTCCAATTGCACCTATAGTTGATTTATCAGTATTGTAATCTGTATTGTTACCATCAAAAAAGTTTATATTTTCAGTTATATTTAATGGTGCTGTTTCTGGACTTGCATTTGCTGGATTGGGTATTACAGATATTTCACTTTGTCTACCAGCTGATGATTGTGCTTTTCCATCGTCTGATATATATGTTCTTGCACGAACATCTCTAATAATTTCGGATGATGATATAGAACCATATAGATAGGTTTTCATTTCAAAGTTTAGTGTCCAGATAATTACTCTACGAGATTGGAAGTCACCTTCATACTGGTCATCATAAGATACATCTGACAATATGATAGGTACATCCCTTTTTTCGTTAGTGCCAGGCACTGTTGTCATCGTAACTGTAAAGTCTGGTGTAAAGAAAGGTAGTATTTGTTCTACAACCTGTAATGCATCCTCAGTGTTCTTTGCCATAATATACAATCCAAATTGTATATTATATGGGACTGGTGCAAACTGTGTTTTTAAAACTGAATTATCAGATGCATCATGTAACTTATATTGTTTTAATTTACCTAGTTTTCTTTCAGCATCATATGCTAATCCTGTAATATCAAATGCCATTCTAGGTAAAGTCATTGCAACTCTTGAGTTGTTTGTATCCATGATGTCACCTGCTTGGTCTAATCTTGCAATAAACTTTTGTTTAGGGCCATAAGATAATGGAACTCTTACATTCTGAGTTGTACTTCCATTTGCATTGTCTCTTTGAATATCAATCTCATTGAACATAGTACCAAATACTGATACTGCTCTTTTGATTGCTTCATGATAGAAATGTGCTTTACCTAACATTTTTGATTCCTAGTACATAATTTTCTGCAGCCGATTCTGCATATGATTCACTATGTTCTTTATATATTTCGTCTGTTACCCACATATTACCTTCAAAGTATCTAACACCCCAGTGTCCTTGAACACTTTTGAATACTTCTGCTCTTCGATTATCTTGCCAATAATCATGATACTTTCGGTCAAAATCTTTCATTCTTCTTTCATCTTCTTTCATAATATTCATATACCAAATTGCCATGTATATATTTATATTGACCCAAATGGATTACTTTCACTAAAGTCTACTATGTTATCTCCAGCAGTTTCAAAGTCTTTGTTATCTGCAAGTGGGTCATTAGGCATTGCATACATATCTGGTGCAACTGTTATTGCTCTATTTGCATTACTTGTTGCACCTACTATATTACCAGCATTTGCATTTGATGTTAATACAAACATTGTGTTTGAAGCTGGTGTTGAAGTATCACTAAATGTAATGTTATTAACTTTAAGTAGTTTATTACTTTCACCAATTGATGAATAAGATACCACTTGACCAGATACAGTCTTACCAGTATTGACAGTCTGAGTTACAGTTTCACCTACTACAAAGTCTCCAGAACCAGCACCAAGTGTCATTGATACTTGATATGAGAACTGGTCTTCGATATTGTCTAGTTCTGCAATACCAACATCTATTGTTTCGTGTGAGTATTCGAATGTTTCACATTGTAGTTTGAATACATTAAGTTTACCTAACTGGTAGAATGGGTTTTCATGTTCTACAAATCTAATTTCAAATACTTGGTTTCCGAGAGGGAAGTAAATTAAATCTCCCTCTTGAGGTCTTGTTGATACTGCAAGGTTTTGGTCTAGTGATATAAATCTTTGCCATGTTCTTCTTGATAGAACAAATGTTGCTTGGTCTCTTACTTCTACACCAAACTTAGATAATAAGTCACCCTCACCTTCAAATCCTTCGGTGTTTTCAATATACATTTCAACTGCATATGCATCACCAAACTTTGATGATGTGTCTTCACCAAACAGCTCGTCTTCATCTACAATAGTTCTTGGTAGATAAAAACACTCATGACCATAGAATCGTAAAGACTCTACCACTAAATCTTCGTGTAAGTCTTGTTCAGATTTTACTGCATGGTTAAAATAAACATTAGTAGGCATTGATTACCCCATCATTATAGCAGATTCAGTCTGTAATAAATTACTTTGTTCCTCTAACTTCTCTATTTCTGTATTCGCATCATCAAGGATTTGTCTTCCTTGTAATGTAACTCCGCCTGGCAACTGTACTCCCTCGAACTTAGATAAGTTCTGTCCCCATTGTTTTTTAATTAATGCAGTAACATATTTCTTTAACCATACATCATTAAATACATCTGTAAATTGAGTTGGGTCTATTTTTCTATAACAATCAATAATTATAAACTCACCTGTTTGAACTGCATTTGACCAGTCCATATCTAGGTATAATCTGTTCTGTGCTTTATTGAATCGTATTGGTACTTGACCAATTAACAATTCATCCAACAACTGAATGTGGTTTTGCACCATTTCATATTGTATGATAGATGTAGAAGAGATGTCGTATAGGTCATTTANCCTTAACTGATATCTTAAGTCAAACATATTTAAACCAGATTTATCCACGAATGGAAATACTCTTAGTACTGAATATACTGATTCTGGAAGAACAACATATCCTTGTCCTTCTTTAAATGTCATATTAGTTGATATATGTGAACCAGTAGTTGACTGTGGTATACTTGCATCTGCTTTCTGATTTGCAAGGTCATTAGTATTGATTTGATGTTTTAAATATGTACGAATAGTACCATCATAGTGGTACTCTGCAAAATATTGTAATGCATCATCGATAATATCATCAATCTGGTCATCGTCCACATTGATATCTAACACTGGTTTACCCAGTTGTCTCAATGCATATTCTTTTAGTGTTGCTTTGCTGTTTGGAGCTGCCATAACATAATCCTATTAGAAATTTCTTTTTCTCTAATACTATTTATGTTATTTCTGATTTGAAAGTAAGAAATCGTCTATCTTTTTATTGATATTTTCTAGAGAGTCCATCATTCTTTCCATATCTTTTTGAAGGTCGTCTTTAGAAACAAAATCTCTATTAATCTCTTCTCTTGTTCTATTTAAAAGTATTTCTAATCTTTTTGTTTCGTTATTCAAATTGACAATGAACCACATGAATGGCCCTATAATACCAGTAAGAACTAAATTCCAAAGTAGATGACCTGTTTCCATGTCCATATAATGTTTCCTCTAATGTATACTTCTATTTAGGATATATTAGATTTCCAGTGTTAGGACATACTGCATATTCTTCAACTGGATTAAAACTAGGTCTAGTGTGGAGAGATTGGTTCATTCCACCATCTGGATGTTTAAAACTATTATTAAATGCAATTGATATTCTTTCATAGTCTGTAGAATGTGGTTCTACAAAATGTATCATTGCAGATGGAAATAATAAAACATCTCCTTCCTCAGGCATGATTGGAAAATTATCTGCATCTCTTTGAGACATATGTGTAAAGTCTGACATGTGTCTTGCTTGTCCAGATAAGAATTGTAATGCACCATCTTTCCTACTATTCTCTGGTATTTGAATATAGATAACACCACTATACCAACAGCCAGGATGTGTATGTGCATTGTTATAAGAGTTTTGGTAATTTATATTTACCCAATAATTACCATGTTCTAAATGATATTCATTTGCATATTCACCCAGAAAGTATGGGAATACTTCATACTGAAACATTTCTTCAACACCATTTAACATGGATTGAAATATAGGTCTTTGATTTACTCCATCATTAGATTGCCAACCACTTGCATTATTAGAACGACTCCTACCAATTGGGTCTTCTTTTCTCATAGTATAACACTCTTTCTTCATTGCCTCAAGTTGTTCTGGTGTTATAGAACCAGTATGTAATAGGTTTGACCGAAACACTGGCCATGGAAACATTGGTATAAACATTATTTAAACTCCTTGCGTGATGCTAAATTTTTTCTATAGTAGTGTTTATATTCTCCAGAAATATCTTCTCCCCTATTGTCAAAATCTTTTACAACAACATCTTCACTCATTTCTAATATTTCTTCTCTACTTAGGTATTCTATTTTATGTTTCCAAGGATATCTAACAAAAGGTACAACTTGTACCAGTGGTGTACCTTTTTGAATTATAAAACTATTATCTGCTTTAGGATAAAAAATACACATATTATTAGTAGTCAATTGATTGAATGAATCAGTATCAATTATACCTTGCCATGCATGAAAGTATGGGTTATTAAATAAGAATGGGTCTAACCAATAAGTAGAAGTTCCTTTTGGTGTTTTTATTAGGAAGTCTACCTTAAATTTAAATGCCATCTTATCATCATAACCACTACCTGTTGTCTGTGCAGCTGGATGACCACCTATAACATAATTATTTTGAAGTTCTTCTACAAGAAGTTTTTGTGTTTTACATAAATCAACAATATCATCGATAGTGTCTCTTTTTCCATCTTCATTATATTTTACTACAAGACTTTTAAGTTTATTCAACTTATCTTTCATTATATCATCTTTTAATGCTAATGCAATAGATATAGGTTCATCTTCATAATTTGGAGAGAGAATTACTAATACTGTATGTCGGTTTCTAATTAAATATCCCATATTCATCCAGTCTTGCATNGCTGGACATTTTTTTATAGTNTCAGTATCACGATTAGTATTAGGAATTTTTAAACTGGTAGGTATTTTTTTAAACCATTCTGGTCTAACTTTCTTTGCTGGGATGGGTTCAAATAAACTATTCTCTATGTCTTGAACACATTGAAAAGTGATTTCCATCTCTTTTATTGGACATTGTTCCATATTCTTTCGTGTGCATAGTATAACAAAATCTTTATAACAAAGTCAAATGTCATAATTGCACCAGCAACTTCTACTGAACCTGTAAGTGCATATCCTATTAATCCTGTTGTAACTGTTGCAATAATTCTCCATGAAAATGCTTTTGCTAAAGACTTGTTATGAGAATCCAAGCTGTCTCCTAATTTCTGTAGCAGAAATTGATTCAGTCTCCTTATCAAAAGATTCTTGTTCTATTTTATACCCTACATCCCTACCATATGTTATGTTGACAATGTTTGGTACTTTCTGTATAATGTAGTGTACATTCTCTTCGTATCCTTCTCCAAGTAAATACATTTTTATATTTTGTTTAACTGTTTTAAAATCAAATGGGTTCTTTGCAGTATTTTCCATTGCACGAACCATGATTACTACCTGTCCTGTTTTATCGAAACATCTTTTAAACAGTGCATGATGACCTTCATGAAATGGTTGAAATCTACCTAACATTTGTGTAGTAGGTTTGTTTTCATCAAACCTTTTATTCTCTGCAAGTATTTCTCTTGCAATAACTTCTGAATGAAGTTCACCATTCTGGTCTTCTACTAAATAATCTATTTCGTTTTTTAAAGGTCTTTGAAATGCTTTATTAGTATCTGCATATCTACCCTTATCGATTGTATCCATAAAAATTATATAATCTGGATTTAAAATTTGTCGACCTTGAGTAAATGGACATACGAAATCCATAATTGCATATGGTTTTTCGGATTC